ATGAAGCCGTTCAATTTAGCTTCTGGAATGAATTTTTTGAGCGTTTTTCTGAATCCATAAGCAAAATACCAGTTGTTAGCACCTCTTTTTACTTTGATTGTGTATTTCAGATGAATGTTCCTATCATACACCCTATCCCACGGTTTTACTTTTTCTGTATTCATAGAAGGAAGGTACGTCCAAAAATGTTTCAATGCACTGAAATAGGGATTGTAAATGGTATGTCCGTGATCAGAAACATAGGAAAGGATGTTTTTCAGTATTTCTTTTGCTAAAATGCCTGTTTTGTGATCTCCCCATCCCTCCGTTATTAATGCAAGAGATGGGAGCAAGTTCCAAATTTGGTCTTGCGAGACAAAAGGAGAAAAGCAAGGGTCTTCATTTTCAAGTTCGATACCGTTAGAGTAACCGCTTTCTATTTTGAAAGCATCGAAAAGGTCTTTTGAATTTACCGATATATCATCTCTAAGGAAAAATCCAGGCTCGTATTTAAAATATACCTTTGGATTCTTCATCTTTTCATCTTCATAAGCACTCAAAGAAAGTCTTTCTATTGATTTCAGACACCAGTAAATCTTATCTACACAAGATTTATCCCCCAGTACAGCTTCTACATATAAATAATGTAGGTATTCCGCCATATTGATCGTCCCGTCACCCCAATATAAGATTTTCGTCCCTGTTGTATTGCTCTTTGTCACTTTACTTGCCGGGATATTAGTTCCTCGACAATTGTAGTTCTCTGTCACTACTACAAAATCTTTGAAGAAAATGCTTTTCAGTTTCGTATATTTTTCGTCTATTGTCATGTTATAAAAAATATTAAATTCAATAAAACCTATTATAGTAAAGGCGGAACTTTCGCCCCGCCTGAACCAATAAAAACAAAAAGTGTGATGAAGAAGATTATCCTTTTTTCTTAGTAAATAATCCAAACAGCCAT